AATTCTCTTTGTGAAGCTATCGTGGTGATTTGTCCGACTGGACCTTTTTGGAATGTTGAAACTACTGCAGCAGTATTTGAAGCAGCGTTAACAACAGTACCAGTTGTAAGGTCTCTTTCCTTGACAATAACACCAGGCGAGATTTGACTTGCCATGTTTAGTTACTCCCGATAAATGATCGCTAAAATTGTCTATACTTATTTAGAAAATAGTAACTCTCAGACGGGGAAACAATGCATGAACTACCAGTCTGGATACATCCAGTCCTTATGTGGGTTCTTATTCTTTCTGGTTTTCACTACTCTTTCTACTGTGCAAACCTTACATTCATATGAATATGAGGAAGCTAACCTACTTCTATTCTTTCTAATCAAATAAAAATCACTCAATAGATCTTTTGTTCTTCCACAAGATCTACATTTCCTTTGCTTAAACAGCAAGTGTTCTAAGTCAAATTGCTGTTCTAAATCCATCACCTATCAGGAAGCATATAGGTCACGTCTTCCTGTGTAGTACCATATTCCCAAATGGATCCATCTTCTATAAATGAATCATCACCTAGTCCATCATCAATAAATCCAAATGGAGCCATGTCCTGTTCTATCTGATTTCGTTGTTCCTCATATATTCTTCTACGAACATCTTGATCAGTCATCTCCTTGAAATACTCTTGCATACACAACCATGCAAAGAGAACCATACACATTACTAAGTCATCATGGTATCCTTCATCAGCCTCCCATGCTTGCTTTCTTTGGATGAATGTAGTTAATTCTCTCAGTATATCAAAATCTGTGAAGGTTAATTTATCTTCTTCTATAATTGCTTTAAGGTTTGCACAACCTTGTTTCTTAACAGTGATACTCATCTTAACACCCAACTGGGTTTTGTTACCTGAGAATCCTTGTCCTACAATCTGACCTGCCCTACCTCTCATAGCACACATGAGTACGTTAGGATACTCTAGATCATAGTTTAACATTGCTCCTATACTATCTCCTATATCATTTACTTCTATAAGAATGTATGGATAGTTATAATTTTTTGCTACACCGAAGATGATCGAGGGAAACAGTACAGGCTTAATCTCATTATTTCTGTACTTTGCAACGACCTTATACGGCATCGTGGTGATATCAAACACGACGAAAGCAGAATAGTCGCCACCAATTCCTCTGGCAACGTCAACAGTAATAATGTATTCGTGATCCTTTTCTGCTCTCTGATAAATGTCAAGTCCTGCATTGCTTTGTATCGGTTCATTAAATGGTATCGCCTGTAATTTAGCTGGCGATATAAGAGTATCAGCAGATCCAAGAAAGTCGCACTCAAACTCTTGAGCGAACTGTCTCTTGGACGTGTTCTTCATAGTCTCCTCTTTCCACTTAGCATCTCTGCCTGGAACTTGAGACCAATGTACTTCGTTTGTTACATAACCATTCTTACCCCTCTGTGCATCTTCCCACATCTTATAGAAGTGGTTCATACCATTAGGAGTAGATATGATTATGACTTTCGTTGACTTACCAGAAGTAATAGTAGGATAAACAGAGGCAAAGAATTGCTCCGCAACATGGTTTGGAACGAAGGCGAACTCGTCGAGGAAGAGGATATTGAACGACATGCCTCGGACAGCACTTGCAGACGTAGAAGCAGCCAGTATCTTTGATCCATTTTCGAGTTCGACGTTTCCTTTATTCCAAACCAATATCCCATGTTGCATCCATTTAGGTAAATTTTCGTATGCTAGTTGTAGTCTTCCTAAAAGTTCCCTTGCAGTACTAGCCTTGTTAGCAAGTATCCCAATGTTAACGCTATCATTGAAGATAGCATAGTGAAGCAGATACGCCACCACAGTGGTTGACTTACCAGTCTGACGAGGAAGCTTTGCAATGTTGAACCTATTGTTGTGGAAGTCCATCAAGATGTCCTTCTGAAAACCATACATCTTGAACGGTACAAGACCTTCATCCAAGTTAATGATCTGCATATATTTACATGCAAAGTAGAGTGGATCACTCTTACACTTGATCCATTCTTCTACTTGCTTCTTAGTAAATTGTATCTCAGTACCTGCCTTCTTCAGGTTGGGGTTACCAAGATATACTTCTGTTTTAGTTGCCATTATAATACCTGCACAACTCCTTTAACATCTGGTATCTCCATCATCAACTTTTTTTCTATACCTTGCTTCAATGTCATGGTACTCATAGCACATGTTTCACATGCACCACCAAGTCTTACTTTAACATATCCATCTTCTATATCATAAAGTTGTAAGTATCCACCATCAGCTTCAATATAGGGAACAAGTTCCTCTAACACTTTGAGTACATTATCTTCTGTTAATTCCATTATAAAAGAATTGCACCTATAATGAACCCTTTAGCAAAGGCAAGACATAGCATTTGATAGTCAGTCAAATTAAACTTAACCTGTATCTTCTTTGCCATTGCTTTATCCCAGTCTTTAATCTTAGTTAAAGACTTACCTAGTTGTATGTTCCACATATTATCCCTCTAGTAAAGTACCGTGTGCTCTACGTATTTCACGTAGATCCTCGAAGTTCTTTTGCTTAGTACCACCATCGTATGACCAAGCATATCCTTCTTCGATCATCTGTTCATTTAATGAAACAGTATCCTCGCCAACATAGAGCCAACCAAGAAGCCTACCATACTTCCCAACGCCACCCTTAAGTTCTGTTCTAATAGTGAGTTCTTCATCACCTTTAATAGTCTCAGTAAGTTTATCCTTCATCCAATTTGTAGCATGGATTCCCAACTCCTTCTCTTCTAAATCTCTTGTTCTCTTTTCTGGAGTATCAACTCCTGCAATTCTTACCCGTTCTTTCTTGTATAAATCGAATCCAAGATCGATTAGAACATCTATCGTATCCCCGTCTAATACTTTTACTATCTCCGTCACTCGGAAATTGTAACAAGACTTCGGGCTTGGGGGTGTCATTGCTCCCATCATCATACTCCATAAGTGTATTATTTAGCATTTCTTCAACTGGAGTTCTATTCCTCTCTGACTCCCAGTTCCTTACGTCCTGAATCATCTGATTCACATTCAGGGGGGAGGTGACTATGTACAACGGGGTTAGGATTCCAATCATCATATTTAAATATCCAGTATATGGTAACACATACTCCTATGAGAAGTAAAGCCAACATAATATTTATTGACCAGACTACTTCACCCATACCCAAGTATTATCGTAAGTGCACATTGGTTTTGTTATATTATTATCCTTTCTAAAATCATTCACAGCAACTTCAACATCTTTACAATCCCAATCATGTCCAGCAAAAATCCCACCATCCTTAACCTTTGGATACCATACATCCAAATCATTCTTTGCCTGTTTCCCTGTCAAATAAGCATCCAAAAATATAAAATCTAAAGACTCATCATCAATATATTCTGCTGCTTCATTACTATCCATCTCATGAAAACGTATCTTATCTTTATGTCCAGAATATTCTAAGCGATGATAACATACAAGTTTAATAAAATCTATATCCTTTTTATCATATACAACAGAAGGTTCATTAGCATTATAAACACCTGGAGAAAGATAATCATCATAAGGTTTATAACAATCAACACCGTGTAGAGTTTTAATATTAGGACAGTTGTGCAGAAGAGTCATAAATGCATCTCCTTTCCATACTCCAATCTCAGCACCAACTAAATTATCACCATGTATAGCAATCAATGGTATTAAAGCTCTTACATCAGTATGCAAGTTATTATTAAAATTATATGAATCACTCATCTTATTATTTTTTTAATAAATTCAGGAACAACCCATGATACATCAAAACTTGAATCTTGTCCTCCCCATCTCTCTACAGGCACAATATTAAATGCAAGAGAATGTCTTAATGTATCTATTTCATGAGTCATTATCTCATGCTCAAGATGACTTGGAAATAATAAAAGTTGTTTTGGTTGAGGTTGATAACACCACATATTAGAATTTAATTTATTAAAATTTTGAATATCTAAATCAGCAAAGTTAATATCAGGAGCCCCTTCCCATGGATTGTGAAAAGATATACCTGCAGAACCCTCTGGATATTCATCCTGAAAATAATAAACACCACTCCAAAAACTATTTCTATGTTTATGTTGTTGAGATCTTCCTCCCTTCT